AATGGATCTCTACCGTTTGCAGGCGGACGACATTTCAGCTGGAGTATCACATGAGGTGACCCAGCAGAATATCAAGTTCGTCGATGCAGGTCTCCAACGCGTTGTTTCGGCACCGCCAATTGGAGGCTTTGCGCCCAATCAGGACGACGGGAATAGGCTCGGTGACTTCATGTCGCGCCCTGTTCTCATCAACTCTTTCACATGGTCGGAGACAAACACAACTGTGCCGCAAACCAGTTTCAATCCGTGGAAGCTGTATTTCAATGACGTGAGTATCAAGAAGAAGCTCGAGAATTACAAGTTGCTGCGTTGCAAGATGAAGTTGAAATTCGTGGTGAATGCATCCCCCTTTTTCTACGGAGCTATGCGCGTGTCGTATTGCCCCATGGATTCGGATCAGGACTCTTATATCACGACTGGAGATCAAATCAAGCTTTCGCAGACGCCAGGATTGTTTTTGGAACCTGCCAACATGACATCGAGCGAGATGGAGTTGCCGTTTCTTTGGCCCAACCCATGGCTAGACATCACAGATGTTCGCGAATTTGACAACATGGGTCGCATTCGATACATTTTGTATTCGAAGTTGCGATCTGCGAACGGTGTTGCGAACGCCAGTGTGAGGATTTCATGCTACGCTTGGACAACTGATTTGGAGCTTGCTGGCTTAACATCTGCGTTCGCCCTTCAAGCTTCCGATCAGCCGTACATGAGTTCCATGATGGCTAAGGTGCCCACAATGCTTGCCCCGACGGGCACAAGTGATGAGTACTCAGAGCCAGGAGCTATATCGGGACCGGCCACTGCCGTCGCGAACGTAGCTGGTGCGTTTAAAAACGTGCCCGTGGTCGGAGGACTAGCTACTGCTGCTGAAGTCGGGGCTAACATGGTCTCAGGCGTTGCTAAGTTGTTCGGCTTTTCCAATCCTCCTGTTGTGAGTGACGTGATGCCCTATCAACCCAAAGCATTTCACGCTTTCAGTAATGTTGACACCTCGGTACCATCTGACAAGCTAGCCGTGGATCCCAAGAATGAAATCACGCTTGATGGTTCAGTGACCGGAGCAGGAGTGGAGGATTCATTGGCCATGCGCTCATTGTTGGGCCGTGAGAGCTTCGTGCAGGGGTCGCTTTGGCAAGGTGCAGATGCCGAGGGGAAGATTTTGTGGACCATGCCGGTCACACCAATCGTGGTGGCGTCCAATTCAGTGGTCTCCACCACTGTTTTGAACCACACTGTCACTGGTTATGTTGGACGTATGTTCTCACAGTGGCGAGGCGCGATAACCTACAAATTCAAGCTCATCAAATCCCGTTATCACACTGGCCGTCTCATTATCACTTGGGACCCTGACGGTGTTCCGAGTACCGATTACGAGACTACAACTCTTTGCGTGTGGTTGATTTGCAACATGAAGAGGAGGTTGTGGTCACTATTCCGTTCAAGCAGGCTCACGCATGGTGCACAACGGGGACTTTCTTGAACAATTTCTCGAACGGTGCCGTTCCAACGGTCACTGTCGATCCGAACGCCCACAATGGCGTCATTTCCGTACGCGTTTTGACCACTCTCACTGGTCCAAGCGTTTCCCCGGAGATTGACATACTGTGTTTCATGCAAGGTGGTGATGACCTTGAGTTTGCTGTACCGAATGAGC